CTGTTATGTTTAATTAATTAATTATTTAAGATTCACTGGCCCGTTCTTTGGATTCGTAGAGAGTGTTCAAGAAGTTCAAATAGCGAGATGGTACCGTTTCGGGTACTCCGTATTTCTGTTCGAGATACTCAGTTGCGAAGGAGAGTATGTTACTCTCGTAGTTGCAGTCTGCCCATAGAGCTCGTGCTCTGAATGAGGAGATCTGAGGGTCTGTGATCTCATACTCCGGATACATGGCGAGTCGTTCGACTCTATCCACGTCTCTAGCTTGGTCTCCGAATTTCAAGTAACGCTGGAGGAAAGGTACGGTTGAACCGGTATTTCCGACTGGGCACTTGTTTGGATTCAGGATCCATTGGCTAGCGGGAGGAATGGCGAGAGCCAGTCCTTCGGGAGTAACCTCGTTGTGGCATCCGATGAGACTGTCGTCTCCTTGGACTTTGATATCAAGGGGGAAAGTGTTATATGTCTTGTAGTGTAAGTAAAGAATACGACGCCAATTGACAATTGAGTCGATAAGCATTGTATAATAGCTACCAGAGGGTACTGATTTCAATTTCATATATACGTTTCCGTCAGGTGCAGCGAGTTTCCTGTTGATTAGGAAGATTCGAGAGAATTCGAATGCTGCTCTTGATTCGAGGTTTGGGAATGTGAGCATAGTTTCGAGAAGATCGAACGCGTCGTTGATCTCCCAGTGTTCGACAGAAGTGTCAAATGCACTCCAATCGATGCTCATCATCTTTGGGCACTTCCGTTTCAGTTGTTCTAGAAGCTCTGGAACGGCCTTCCTAGGATCGAGTCCCACGAAGAAGAAAGTGTCGTGATTCGCGAAGTGTTCCATTAGCGGATATGCTGTAAGTCCTTCGAGAAGGATGTACTGGAAAGCTTCACCAAAGACGTTGCGTACTTTGATGCCAGCAGTGAGCTGGGTAAGCTGTGTTCGCGTGTAAGCCATGTCGGGGGTTGAAGAGTCGATAACGCTCTTAACTCCATTACGGAGACAATTATTTATAGTTGCTGTCGCCTGACGGGTGGCTTTGAGAAGGTTTCCGTCATCTCCTTTCTTGCCTGGGATTCCGATCCCGGCTGCGGAGGTTGGTTCAAAAGGAACCTGTTTCAACTGTGTGTGGAAGTCCATGGAACTAACTGTTCCTAGACTTTGAAAGTACTGTTTGCAGTACTCGTCGGTCTTAGCCATTGCGACGTCGTGTGGTTTGTGAAAACGTCGAGTCGACTGGATTCGATGGATAGACTCCATATGTCCTTCGACTGTGTAGTGGCTTCTAGACCAGCCCTCGAGCTTGGAAAAGTTGTAACCAAAAGGGTAAGCTGTAAAGGCCTCCTTCATAAATGGGTCAACATGTGTAATTCCAATTTCGCGTCGTACGTTAGAAAACTTGTGAGTTCCGATTACGGACAGCGCATGAGGGTAAGTGGATCTGTAAGATCCGATGTTAGATGTCTTGTAAGTGACACCGTGATAAGTCATTTCGTTCATGAGACTTAACAATAAAATTATATATACGTAAGTCTCTATGTCAGAATAGA